CCTCGGAATCATCATCGACTGGACATTCAGCTTGGGTGGTTCGTGGCTAACGAACTCAACTCCCCTGCCCCATTTCCAAGCCCTCAACCACTCGTACCAATGCGAGGCAAATCCTTCCCTAGTCACAACTTTTTTATTTTGCCCTACATAATAGTTACAATGGAACTGCATCGCTCGCCCCTCCTCGCAACCCTTGAGATGCCCAAAGATTGCGTCTAGCTGGTCGGCTCTCCATATTTCGTCTGAATCAATCTGCATCACAACACCCCCCTCCACTCCTCGCAACGCCTCGCTAATCATCGCCATCTTGCCGGGGAAAGGCTTTGCTTGCCAATATACTGAAACATTCTCTCCTCTAATGCTCTCAAGATATTCGTGCGTTTTGTCCACGCTCACAAAGTTCTTGTGGTACTTCTCTGGAACTTGCTTACACCAGCGGGTACATCCCAGAGGCTCACTCACTCCCTCGACAATCCTCCACTCCCAAGGAATCTTTAGCTTTTGAAATTCTGCTAGATGCCTCTGAATATAGGGCATCCCATTTAGAACGATGGTAAAAATTGTTAGCACAATTTGAAAATGGCCGCACCATTACGCACAGACCAATCCTCCCATAGTAGTTCTCCAAATCCCTTGAGCTTATTATAGTTCGATAAATTTTTAATATCGTTCACATCGTCCAATGCGATGATTGCCTTCTCCGATAGAAAGGGACGAACGCAACGCAACTCGGCCTCACCAGAAAAAGGAGAGCCATCAATCAGCACAAGGTTAAAATCTACATTATGCTCAAAGTGAATGTCCTCGATTGCGTTTGTGCTATAAGGTTGGGCAAATTCAATACATTCGTGATACCAGCCGAGAACTTGGTCTAGGGGGTATTGATTGAGAGTGGTTTTGTTTGTGCCGTAAAATTCTGCTATATCCAACTGATTCATCCATAGCTTCGGGAGAGTTGCAGTTCCTTTGATTGAAACACCTCCCCTTGCAGATAGATTCATTGAATGCCTACCGATGCGGTCTGGGTGGTTCTCAATGCTGAATAGCCTTTTTGTCCTAATACATTGAGTAGAGCCATCGCCAGTTCCTCCACCGATTTCTAGGCCAACATCTAGCCCATCACTATATTTTGCAAGGGCTTTCCCAAATGAATCGTTAATAGTTATTTCTTGCATATTTAAGCCCAGTTGCTTGCCTTGCGTTTCTGATATATGACTTTCCCTTTTTCGTAGAACTCTGGCTTGTTGTGGTTTTTAAGTTGCTCGTCTGGTTGACCACCATTGAATAGTGGGTTGTCGTGCTTAAAGATTAAATCCTTCGCCTCAATAACCACGCCATCGGCATAGGCTCTATCCGTGAACTCGTTGTCTGAATAGATGCCGTCTGAATCTTGGTAGTCTGGGTGGAATAGATGCCCCTGCTTCTTTAGCCTAGATTGCGTTAAAATAGCCATACAAAGGAGCTTGTCTTGCCGTAGCCCATCTGATACTGCCAGCACCTTCTCTTGCGTTGTATCCCCAATAGCGTTTGAAATTAGGGCATCCCAATGACGAGGGGGCGTCCAATCATCGCTCATTTGAATAACAATATCCCCTTTGGCTATTTTTGCCCCTGCGTTCCAAGCGTTAATCATCCCACCCGGATTACACCTAATCCCTTGGTGGGGCGTGTAGTCGGTTGGGTCGTTATGATCGACCATAAAGAGCCACTCAATTTCTAAAGGATTTTGAGCTAAAGAAAGCCACATCCATCGCCTCTGCCAAGCGATCTGTGGCCTTCCTCTTGTGGCGTGAACAATGCTAATCTTTGGAGCTGGTCGCATCTTCTTAATCTTTTCAGCCTCGGCAGTCTCGCCTACGCATACCGATGCGGTTTCATATAAATCCATCGCTTGCCAGTTGTAGATTGCCTCAACAAGATTCCAGTAGTGAGACTTGGGACGATGCAGGGTCATACAAGAACGAATAGCTCCATAAGTCTTAATCCAGTTGCCCTTGCCAGACCAATGATTTGCTATATAGAAATAAGCCTCTCGGCGGTCTGGTTGCAGGGCTACAGCTTGCCCAAGATAGGCCAGTCTTTCATTTTCTGGAACAATCCTTCCCAAGTTACAAAGCACATCGTATCGAAGCGTATCCTCTAGGTCTGGGAAAGACAATGCTCGCATACTTGAATCAATGCACTTGTCGTGTTGATTCGATAAAAAGTATTCTTGAGCTTGGTAGTAGAGTGAGTTTGCGGCTGGGGCAAGCGTGTCAGCCAAGATGTTGAAGTTCCTTTCTGCACTCCTTGGCTTGTATCCGTGGGGCTTGTGGATTCTAAAAATCTTATCCACACCAATCGTCTTGTTTAGCTCTTTAGTAACAAGCATTTCGTGAACTCGGTTCTTCCAACTACAAGTGCCTTTCTTTGAGATTTCTTCTCGGAGGGGGGCGAGTCCAGCATTTTCCACCCAATATTTCAACGCCACTAGGTGAGCGTCTTTTTGAATGGCAAGATCAATAGCCTCTTCAACAATCTTCGCTCCATCCTCGGCCATTACATCGTCACAATCTACCCATAAACACCACTCACTCGAACACGCCTCAAGAGCTGTGTTCCTAGCGGTTGCAAAATCGTCTATGTGATTCCAGTCAGTTCTTTTATTCTGGTAATGAACGATCTTCGCCCCAAGCCCACTTGCAATTTCCTCGGTCTTATCGGGCGTAGCTGACCCCCTAGAAATGCAAACAATAAGTTCCGCTGAAATTGGCTTGAAACTTTCCAAACAACGCCCAATGTACTCTTGTTCATTTCCCGCTATTAAATAAACTGAAATAGGATACTTCATTTAGATAGGATTTCTGACTGCTAAAGGATGTCAATTAAATTACTTCAGTTGTTCTTAATAAATTGCATACTTGGTATTTAGATATGATTCAACTTGTTGGCGTTCTGTGCTTGTAACTGCCCTATTATAAATAATAATTTCAGCAACATTCATATTTGCATTTACTAAAGTGCCTTGGCCGCAACCGCCAATTCCTATATTTTGAGATATAGGATTTAATTGAGATGGAGCATCAGGAGGAGTCCCAACATTTGTTCCGTTAATTGCTACTTGAAAAACTCCAGCAGTTGCAATTCCACCAAGCAGTTGCAATCCAGTACCTTGTGTATATGTAGAATACTTCCATTGTTCAGCCGATATATCTACATATCCAAATCCATTCGCTGTAGATATTTCCCATTCTGATCCTGCGTAGGAAGCCCCGTCTCCTTTATTTAAAATAACCTCTCCACCCGTATAATCCAACGCAATAAATATTGAAATGTTGCCAGAATTTCCTATGGAGTTTGTCGGTATTTGAAGAAATGAAAAATCAAAATAAATTGATGGCTTTGAGTTAATTGAATTAGCTTGATATGTTGGAGAATCCAAGCCCTCTAATGGAGTTGCATTATTTCCATTCCCACTCTGATCTGCCCAAGATGTTACATTTGACCCAGAAAGAGTAACCCCAGCATCAGCCTTAAGCCATAGAGATAGGCCAGATAAACTGGCTGGGGAAAATAGTACCCCTCTAATGTTTAACCCGCCAATTTGAATACCACCCTTAATCTTCATAAGGAATTAACCTTACAGATTTTTAGTCACCAATGGCAAGAACAATTCCACTATGAATAGAAAATGCCGTGCAAGTACCAGCAAGATAAATTCCTGCATTGAAGGTAGAGGCAGAGGCCGCAGTAGCATTAGCAAGGCTTGAAAAGCCAGTTACGGCAGAGGAGATACTCGCAAACTTTGCATCTGAAACAACATAAAGCCCAGCGAACCCGTTGGGTGTTGTGATCGCTGTCCCAGTTGTAACGACATATCTTGTGCCGGGTCTGGCGGCGTGGGAAATCTGGTCGTAATAAGGTTCTGAATTGGTTATATCAGCCATAGTTTCAATATCCTTGTGTCAAAGAAAAAGGAGGAGCAAGGTTTCCCCTGCTCCCCCTTCTTCGTAGGAATCAACCAACCAAGTTTTTAGCTGTAGGTCGTGGTGATACGGACGGCGGCGTTCGCATCAATGACTTTCTCGGCTGTGTTCATACGCACTCGGAGTACGTTAGAACGGCGAGCTTCGTCACGATAGCTCTCGGAGACGAAACCACCGGGAGCGTCATCAGACCAGACCAAGGTGCGTCCTAGTCCACCAGCGGTGAACTGACCGCTACCAACATTGGCAACGATGATCTTGCTATCGGGAACGATGAACGAGCCAGAATAGCTCTTGTTCTTGTTCGCCGTGTTATAGGCCGCACGACCGATGTAGACATTGTCCACACCGAAGGCGAGGGCGATCTGTTTCTCATCGAGGAGACGGCCACCAGTATTAGAAACAACTCCGTAGAATTGATTCTGCAAGAGGGTGGTACGACGAACTCTCTCGTACACATTGGCAGACATAATCACCGCATTGGCCTCGTAACCCAGCTTGTTGAGAGCCAATTTGCCAGCCGCAACGTCCGCAGGGGCGTTGATGGTTGCCAAGTTTGCTTCGATGTAGGAAACCGTTGGGCTAACATCAGCCGTGGTGAATGGGGTCGTTGTCGCCCAGAGCAAGTCAGCCACCCGCTTTTCGTGAGAGAGCTTAACCTGACGAAGCAAGAACTTCGCTGTCTCTGCCTCGATTGCGAAGAAGCGTGAAGCATCCGAACGGAAAGAATCGTCCAACAATTCTTCCAAGCCGGTTTCGATACAATCGTAGGTATCAGAAGTGAATTTCCGAACCGCACGAGCGTATTCAGCACCAGCGTTCCGCTTGGCCGCATCGGCATTCAAGAGGTCGGCATCAGCCGTCTGCACCTTGAGGTAAACACCACTCTTTGCCGATACTGGCAGGAGAGGCATAATGTCTGCACCGATCATACCGATCTGTGCGGGGGCTTCAATCAACGCTTGGTTGATGTCTGCACGAATGGTCGTGCCACCAGAAATAAAGCTCATTTTATATTATATTCTTTCTTTGTTTGTTGTTACTATTGTTTAGAACAATGGAACTGCGATTTCGATAACCGCCGATGTTGCCGTTGCCGCTTCAAGAGCGATTCCAGCCGTCACGAGGTTTGAAGCCGCCGTGGTCACAAGACCAGTAGCATCAAAAAATACCGTGTTACCAACAGCCGCCGTGCCAGACACGGTTGTGAAGTAAGTCGGATGAAACAGCTTAACTGCCACGAAACCGCCAGCCGCAACATCTTCTTGAGTCACGCCGATAGCCTTGGTTGCACCAGTTACCGCTACGTTTACAAAGCCAGCTGTGGTGGTATCGGGCTGGACGAATCGGAACGCCGAGATGGCAGAAGCCGAACCGAACGTGCGAAAATTATTATCAATTTGAGTGGACATTTTCTTTTATCCTTTTGTTAGATTTTTGTAA